AAACGGGCACTTCACAGAGTCAGAAAGTGGTAAGAACGTTAAAGAGAGATGGATTACTAAAACCGACAGCTTGCGTACGTTCGTTAATGAGATGGTTGAAGTAAGTCCCGGAAGTAGAGTTACAAAAAAGGAGTTTATGGAATCATATCAAGCGTGGTGCGGCGATGCGGCAATGAATGCGTATTCAGAGCGATATGTAGGGATACACCTACCGCGATACGTTCACACGCGAACGGTTCATACGTCTCCACGATCGTGGAGCAATATCTCAGTCAAAGGATTAAATCCGCTAGAAATGCCTCAAAGCGCAGAAGCCGACTTAATGCGTTATGATTTATCAAACGAGGGTGTAGACGATGATTAAAAATGCGTCTCACGACCAATGGGTAGACAAGGACGCCAGCATAGCCACTATAAGTTGCGTCCCTTCATGTAACAAAAAAAATATAAAAAATATAAGAGGTAGGAATAAGGCACCTTATGGTGGCTATCGTGGCGCATGGTCCGACGATATGTATGGTCGACCGTATACATTGAAATAAGGAATCCAACGCTAAAATAAAGACTTTTAACCAACATTCTACCATTTATCCGGACGCCTTAATAGTAGGCGACTTGCCGAACAGCTTCGCTCGCTTTCTTGCTGTTTTCTTGGGCGATGCGCCGCAGTCGTCCGGAACCCTGGGCGCGCCTTGCTGGGTCTCTCGGGTTTTGCAGCCTTTACTCTCCCAGCAAGCGGCCCGTCAAATTGCTTTTCGACGTGGGCGCCCTGGTTTTTCCAAGGGTTTCATCATCTATCCCTCGCCTGCCGGGGCGGCCTGCCAGGTTGTTTTTCGACGAACAGGAGATGATTGAACGATGAGCGTAGCTTCTAAAATTATACTACATCGGGGCGAAGCGCCGCCCGATCACGAAGCCGAGCAGCGGGCAAAGGACATTGCTCTCTTTCAGCTGGACGTTTTAACCGCCGAGGCCTCATGTCTTAGGGAGATGTTACTCACCGCTTCCGGACTCTTCACGGACCAGGAAGAGCGGGTCGAGCGTGCTACTGGTGAGCTCCTCTCGATCTTGGAAGCTAAATATGAGGCGATTATCGACGGTTCGTCGCGTCAAGATGACAATTTTTTTGCCGCCGTTAAAAGGCCCACCGACAGAGTGCAACGACGAAGGGCCTACTTTTCTGCTTCTAAGCACAAACGACGCGACGCGCTGAGCAAGATAAAAACGCCGCAGTCAGCGCCAGGGGCCCGTTCGATTGAGGATTTTTTGACGAATACGAGAAGGTTTCGACAGAGGAAGCTAGATGACGGAACTTAAAATCTGTGCAGCGGATAACTGCGAGGGTGCGTTTGTACCTACTAGAATAAGTCACATCTATTGCTCGAAAAAATGTTCGCGTCGCCAATGGTATAAGAATAATCCTGATTACGAACGGCAATGGAGCGCGAAACATCGTGAACAAAGGGCAGCGGATTACCATCAATGGGCCACAGAACATCGTGAACAGCGCCGCGCCTCTCAGCGGCAATGGTATAAAATCCACCCTGAAGGTTTTAAGGCGAACAACCACAATCGTCGCGCCCGTATCAAGGGTAACGGCGGTTCATTTACAACCGATGAATTAAACGCGCTCTTTGAAAAGCAAGAAGGTTTCTGTTTCTATTGTGGCCGTTTGCTTTTCGAGTCGTTTAGCCAAACATTTCACATTGAGCATAAAATCCCAATTTCAAGGGGCGGCTCTAATGATATTTCAAACATAGCCCTAAGCTGTGCTCAGTGTAATTTTAAAAAGGGCACGATGACGCACGACGAGTTTCAACAAGACTTGAAAAAATTGATAGAGGAAAACATGAACGATGAAAAATGAATACGCATACGAGGATGAAGAACTCAGAGATGAGGAGAATTATTACTACCCAGACGAAGAGCAGCACTATCAAGAGCTTTTAGAGCTCGAAAAACAAACAGACGAACGTGTTCCTTTTTCTTACACGTTCAAACTCCTAAAGAGCGCAGCGGATCCCACCGTAGTTTACGGAGTTGTGTATCCGGCGTGTCCGGAAAATACTTGGTGTGAGACCGATAGTCAAAACGATTTCGCCTCGGTCTCTGATGTGCAATCGGCGGCCCACGACTTCTTAGACCGATATGCGAAAGGCCAAGCGCGCTTAACCGTTGAGCACAGCGGACCGGCGAAGGCGTCAGTTGTTGAGAACTTTTTGGCCCCCGCTCCCTTCGAGCTTGACGGTCAGCTAGTGACAAAAGGCTCATGGTGTGCTGGGGTCCGCCTTAATGACCCCGCTCTTGTCAAAGCCGTCAATAACGGATCTTTGAACTCTTTTTCTATTGGCGGCAGCGGGCTCAGGATCCTGAACCCCTACCAAGTAGCGAAGTCAGTGGCCGTTCCGACGCAGCTCAAAGAGTTGAACATTGACGAGATTAGCTTAGTCGGCAAGGGCGCGAACAGACGCAAGTTTGTGCTGCTTCAAAAAGCAGACCTTGAAAAAATAAAAATGGAGAAATCAAACAAAATGAATGAACTTGAGATATTTGAACAGATAGCGAACGAAAAAATAGAGAAGTCCGGAAGGCGGTTAACCTGGGAACAGGCATACACTGAAGCAATTTTTGAGAATCCTGAAGCATATTCGAGCTATTTGGCGAAGATGCTGGCCGGCGAAAGCGTTTACAAACAAGAGCTGCCAAGTCAAGGCGATGACGACGGAGAAGATGAGTGCGAGTGTCCGGCTTGCCCGAATGATCCTTCAAGCTGCGTCGCTAAAGAAGATCCAGGTTGCAAGTGTGCGAGTTGTCCGGTCGCCATGTGTGCAAACAGCCCAGGCGTCGTAAAGGCCGCAGCGGGGTGCCTCTGCTCCAAGTGTAAGAACGATCCAACGCAGTGCTCCAAAGGCGATGACGGTTGTTTATGCGACCAATGTAAGGCAGAAGGTTGCACGAAAGGCGTCTCAAAGTCTATGCAATGGGATTTAGGCGCTAAGGCGGTTGCTCTTGAGGCAGCGCTCTCGCATGTTAAAAAGGCCGCAGAGCCCGAAATTTACGCTTGGACCCAACTCGCAAAAGATAGGATCCAAAAGAGCGGCGGCGCGCTGACGTTCGAACAGGCGTTTACCGACGTCGTGCACATGTATCCGGAAGAGTACGACGCGTACGTCCGGCGCATCTCACAGTTGCACATCTGAGGCACAAAAACATGAGCCAAACAGACGACATCAATGAGCTCATTACGCAGCTGTTCGTAGTCGCCGACGAAGTCTCAGGCACGATTAGCTGGGACTGTAAAAAGTTGGCAGAGAGGCTTGCAGAATACGTGCAGACGATTATAGTTGAAGAGGAAGCGCCGCGCGGCAAGGGCAAGAAACAGAAGTCAAAGAAGAAATGAAAAGGCAGCGGCGGCGCATCTTTTTAGACGAATCTCACCCGGACAAGCACTTGTACCGATCGGTCATGTGCACGTGTGTTTGTGAGGTTTGTAAGGATAAACGGCATTGCCGCCCACTTTTCGAGGATAAAATATGACAGCAGCCACATTAAATGATGTCGTTGCCGCTATCACGGCTCAAACGGCAGTATTGGAAAGCCTCAACGAGTTGTTGAAAACACTTGCGCGCACTGCAGGAATTACCAGCTTCACAATTGACGAGGACTTGATACAATGAGCGAGGAAGTAGACGAACTCAAGCACATCGCGGAGCTCCTTAAAACCAATAACGAGCTCCTACAGGCTCATAATGAGATGATGGCACGTTTGCTTAAAATCAAATCTCTTTTGAGCCCGGCTATGGAGACAAGAGTCTTTGGAGTGAAGAAATGACGAAAGCGAAACCTTCCACCAAAACGAAAGACGACAATAATGGCGACTTACCCGGGATGACACACGAAGCATACTACGCTTATCAAGCCGCCCTGACTAGTGATCCGTGGGGCTCACATGATGAGTTAGTCCGTGCGGATCACATAGAACGAATAACGAACCGTCAGATAATACAACGGCATCGACAGGAAGTCGCGGCGGCGAACAAAGAACCAAAAGAAGACGTAACGGTTAAGCAAGTAGACGCGGCAAGGGCGAGGGTTGCACACTTGGAGACACAGCTACACGAACAGGAAGCCGAACGGTCAAAGCTCACGGCGCAGAAGTTGAACAGCACGAGCGCAGAATATATCGTGAAAATTAATGCCACGCTTGACGTGCTCAAAGACCTGATTGCGAGATCTGAGCGCGAGTTACGGCAGGCGCAAAAGCACGTAGATAAGGCCGAGCAGCGCCTCGAAGAAGAGAGGACTATCAAGGAGAGGCTAAAGGGCCAGTATGTTACGTTGATGACTGTCGCTGAGCAAGAGATTTCGAGGCGGGTCCAAGAACAGAGACAGCAGAAGCTTTCGCAGGTCATGCGGTCCACGGAGGCCCCATTAATCGCTTTACGCCAACAGCAAGAAGAATACGCCGAAAAAGTAGCGGTCGCTCTCGGTCCTGAGACGTTGCACGAGCTCAACGCGCGCATTGAAGAGCTCAAGACGAGGTAGGGAAAAATGACAGAAATGTTTGAATCAATATCGGATGAATGCATGGGGGTACTTGTGCATTTTGTCAAAGAGTTGATAAAACAAGAGGCGGGGGGCGATCCCGTGTTGGCAATGCTGATGCGCAAGGAGCTAGCAGCGTCGTTACGGGAATCGGCACGCAAAGAGCTGGCAGCGCAATCGGCCGAGTAAATAATGCCGTATAAAAACCCAGACAAGAACCGCAGCTATCAGCGAGAGTATCAGAGGAAGAGGCGGGCAGCTAACAATCTGAAGGTTGG